TTCTTTCTTGTTCTTCTACAGGTCTTGCTGTTACAATAACAATCATATCATCTTTTGGTATTTGTTCCCACATTTCTTTAACACCGGGTAATAATATATCATCTCCGTATGGAGGTTGTTGCACTTCAGTAATTGTTCCATCAATATCAAAAAACCATGTATGTCCTAAATTTTTGCTTAGTTCAAAAGGAAAAACATCTGCCACTTTACGTGTTGGATAATTTGTATTGGTTGGATCAAAATCTTCAATCATCGTCGCGGTATTCCTCTGGTAATAGTAAAAAGTCTGCTTTGGCTGGTCGAGCTTTAATATAATATCCCCAGCTTTTTAATAGCTCAATAGCATCAGGCATATCATCTGGTTGTCTATCCTTGTGTATTTTGCTTTTGTTCTCTATAAGCACAACTGGCATGTTGGTTTTAAAAAACTCTTCCGCTCCTGCAACAACAAATCCCTCATGACTATCGCAATCAATTTTAATAAAATCTATATCTGTAAAATGATAACTGTCTAGTACAATAGTTTGTACTTGTTGCTGGTCATGTACCCGTATTTGTGTTGGAAGATCTTCCTTATCACTTACCCAACCTGAGAATGTGCTTTTTCCGTTGTACAATGTCATAAGTTTGTTTTCGTTGCTGAGTGCATAGTTATACACTTCAGCATTGGTTATGTCACGTTGTTTTAAATTTTTTTCACAACAAATGTATACCATCGGATGCGGTTCAAACCCAATTACGTTTTCAAACAAACCAGCCATGTGTACTGTACTGTCACCTATCCATGTACCAACATCAATTGCATTTGTAAATTTTGTGCAATGTTCTACGGCAAAGTCTATAGGTTTTATGCAACTGAAGTTTTCATCACGCATGTAATCAGCAGCTCTACCCATGGTATCTTTTGGCGCCCACCAGTTTCCGTTTTTAGTAATCATTTGATTCTTTCTAGCACAACTGTGTACTTCACTATGTCAATCACAGTATTGTTCTTAAAGACCTTGCGTTTGGGTCCTTTGATATGGTCGTATATAATTTTCCAACCAGGAATAGTTTGTATCTTTTGTTTCCACCATTTAGGTCGTTCAATAATCAGATGTGCATTACGACCGTCTGACAGTCCTTTTTTAGCAGGGTGACATGCAATCAAGTGATGTTGGTACTTGTTGCTGATAGTGAATAACTTGTTAAGCACACTATCAATTTGTTCTGGCTCTATGTGTTCTAATACATCGCGACTATACACAAGATCAACTTGTTCTGGTAGTTTGATAGGATGTGTTATTGGATCGTAATTGTAAATTGTCATATCTTTATTGCTAAGACTCTGAAGAGGAGTACCTTTGCCGCAACCAAAATCCAGTATGCTTTTTACATCAGTGCGATCATCTAAGAAACTTCGTAATATACCCGGCACACCACTTGCGGTACCAAAACTCTTACGACTATGTAGTAGTTCAAGTTCTTTGGTATATGCATCACTGTTTTGCATTACGAACTAGAACCAATAGTCCTGCGTTTGATATCATCATGATTGAATTCTGCCCAATACAGTTCAAAAGCAACACCATCTTCAACACCTTCAAATTGATGTATCTTTCCAGGCTTAACTTGTGTAAAGTCACCTGCTTCTAGTATGGTTTCGTCAACTAGTCCTTGTTGCTCTCCGTCTTGCCACACACGCACAATCATCTTGCCTGATTCTACAAAGAAGCCATTCCATTTGTAACAGTGTTCGTGTTCACTGCATTTGTAACCTGCTTTGAATTCTATTCGGTGAAACTCCAACACACCGTTAGCATGTATAAGTTCTGTATTTCCCCATATCTTACCAGCTTTCATTAGTGGTTCTCCATAACTGTTAGATTCTTATCTATCCAAGGCAAAATCAGGTCTCTTTGCCTCAGTAGTGCATACTTGTTTATGCTATTAACCACACAGTCTGGTAATAAGTCTGTATCTTCTGCAATGTGATATAAATTGGTTGTCATTGGATCCATTGGTTTTATATCGCTTCGGTACACTATAGCATATAACCAAGGATCGTTAATTGACTTTTTAAAAAATCCACTTTTACAATCCCATCCATTTACACTAAGCATGTATATTAACATAGGCAATGTATAATGATGTTTGTGATTGATTCTTGCGTGGTATTCTTGTGTATTAAATTCTATATTGGTAGTTTGAGGAACTGCAATTACCAACATACTATCTGTTGTTGCAATATTCCACCAATTTGCTAATACTTGATAAGGATTAGTTACATACTGTAGAACGTCATAGGCCCATAGTATATCAAAAGGTTTCTTTGCTTTGCTTGGATTTTCAAACAATTCTCTTTGTAAACTTATGTTCTTGTGTTTTATATTTAGGTTTTCAATATTATTGATTACTGTACATTTGATATCCAAATGTAACTTTTGCTCATCTCTTGTTGTGGCATTTGCCCACCATTGCATCTCTAGTGATTCTTTATCAGATCCTAGTCCAGCAACTTTCCCTACACTTTCCATAAAACTATCATACTCGTAAAGGTAAGATATTATGTTTTTGTAACAATGATCAAATTTTTCTGTAGAACTTGTAAAACTGCTAAAATTCATATCTATACCTGTACATCTTCCATTCCAGCAGTACGTAAACGGACTATGTGTCCTAGTTGCCACTGTTTGGTATCTAAGCCTTTCATTATGCCTAAGTACTTGTTACGCAGTAGTGCAACTTCATTGATTAGTGTTTCGAAGTCAATTACTTCATCCTCGCCATCGACATACTTTTCAGCATCTCTGCTGGTCAATGCACGTGCATAACCTTCCAGAAACTTTTGAAAGTGCTTGCGTCTTATTTGTCTAAGTTTTATGTTTAGAAAATTTAGTACTGCTTCAATCTCTTGTAACTGATTAAAACGTTGCTCGGTAATACCTGGCAACAATTTAATGTTCTTTTCAACAAGTCCACCAATCCTACATTCACTCTTGGCAACTTCTAATTCTTGTTCACAATGTGTTATAAACTGAGGAATGTTAGCAAGATTATTTGTTACTTTACTATACCACATATACTAGTACTCGTCGTATTTGAATTCGCCATCATCATCATACTGATTCAACAGTTCATCTTCTTCCTCTTCTTCAAAATCATCTTCGTCAGATTCTCCAAGATAATTTCCAACTGCTAGTTTTATAGCACCATCAAATTTGAATGCTTCTCTCAACTCTTCTGGTGTATGATGTTGTATTAATGCTTCAACCACATGATCCGCTGCTTCGCGAATATCGCCTGTGTCGTGCATAAATTGTCGTGTTTCTTTCCAAACTAGTGCGGCTAAGTCTAATGACACTATACGTTCTCCTCGTTAAATGTTTCTGTATCTTCAGTAAGAGCGGCAACTTCTATTACCTCTGCCTCTTCTGGAGTACTTAGCACTTCCTCAATTTTATTGAAGTCCAGCATTACTTTATCTAAACAACCATCTTCGTTGCGTTCCCAAGCCTTGCGAAACTGTAGTATTTCTTCTTTATCACTTGTTAAGAAACGCAGTCTGTTTCCTTGCTTTGTTAATAAGCCAGTTCCTTCTGCAAGATCAACAAGTCCACTATAGGGATTCATACCAGTTTCATAAGGAATCTTAACCTGCACACTTTCAAATGGTTTTGCATAACGTGTTTTCATAACCTTACAAGCGGCACGTATGCCTTTTACTTGTGTTATTTTGTTACCATCTTCATCTTCTTTTAGTTTGAGTTTTCTCATAGCAACAACAATACTTGAAGCATATATAAAACCTTGTCCGCCTGATATTTTATCATCTGGATCAAACATATCCTGTGATGCATATGTGTGATTAGTACACACCATACCTACATTGTAACTACCAAACATGTTGACTGTATTTCTAACCAATGCAGTTAGTGCTTTAGGTTTACGACCCAAGTCACCTTTCATATCACCAGCTTCAAATTGATTAACATCTGTAGGTGTTAACATCATTCCTAAACTGTCAATAACAAACAATACCTTAGGACGCTCGCCGTCTGGCAATGCTTTGTAATCTTTCATAAACGTTGATACTGTTTTAGCAACATCATCAATCATGCTCATGCTTAATTTAAGTAGTTTACTTTCGCTAGTATCAACACCAAGTGCTTTTAACCATGCTTCGTCTAGTGCGTTCTCAGTATCAATTAGCACAACAAATATGCCTTGTGCTTGTGCTGATTTTACAATGTTACCTGATGCAAAGTAACTCTTACCTGCTCCAGATTCTCCAGCAAACACTGTAACTTTACCCAATGGTACACCTTTATTAAAGTCTCCACTGATCAAATAGTTTAGTGCATAATTGCCTGTTGAGATCCAATCTGTTGGATCGTTAAAGCCAATTGACAATCCGTCAATGCTTTTGGTAATGTCCTTACGGAATTTGCTTACGTCAAATGGTTTTGCCACTATCTTCTCCTAGTTTATAATCGTATATATGCAGATAAATGAGGGCAAGGAGAAAGGAAATAAACCTTGCCCTCCGTTGCCGTGTTAAGTTGCAGACTGTCTGCTACGAATCATAGCAAGTATGTCTTCTGCTTTTTGTGTCTGTGGTGGCGCTGCCGGAGTTGCAATTGGAGCAGTTGGTGTTGCTCCCATTTCCTCTGGAGTTGCCACTGGTGCTGGAGCAGTTTCCATTACCGGAGCACTGACTGCCACTGGTGCAGTTGTAACTGCTGCCGCAGCCATTACTGGTGCTGGTGAGCCTTCTGGCTTTTGCACACCTGCTGGACGGAAGTATGAACCCCAACGATCAATATCATATGCTTGTCCATCGACTGATGCTTCAAACAT